TGGATTGCAGTTGTTTTAATTTGCGTTTCTCCTGTAGATGTTAAAACTTGTGACGTACTAGTTCGTACTGATCAAGGGTTTTTTAGTAAGGCTAGTTGTATAGCTCAAGTAGAAGAAGACGTAAGTATCATGACAAACGGTAGAAACTTCTACGCCCGTTATCAATGTTATCAAATGCAAGGCACAACTTAATGACTCTTATTTCTCACTTCCCTTTACCTAGTATGCCTTTTCAAACTCATGAGAATATTATATTTGAGAAGGCTGACAAAGATAGGTCCAGTAGGAACAATGAAGAATATAAACCAGAACAACCTAATCGCATTACGCCCGATACACCAGTAGAAGATTTAAAGCTAGTAAATCAGATGTATGCGTATAATCCTAATCCAAACAAACTACGTACACCTGACGGTCAGATCGTAGACTTTATAGTAGCATGAGAAACTAAATGGTAGCATTATCTTACGATACAGCAACTGAAAGTATTGCAGTTACAGCCACTTCAGGTGGGGCGAGTAGTAATGTTTTATATACTTGCCCTAATAACCATGATGCAGAAATTGCATTTTTACATGTAAGTAATGGGGCTGCATCTACTGGTAATATTTCTATTCAATGGTATCACAAAGAAGATGATGCGTATTATACTATAGTTGATAATAAGTCTATAGCAGGTAATGATGTTTATAATATGATTACTTCAGATAGATTATATATACATGCAGGTGATAAGATAACTGTATTTAATGGTGGTGGTAGCATGGGTGTTACTATCTCCGTAAAAGAATACTTTAATCCTAACAGGCGTCAAAATGCATAACGGGGTTGCAATCTTATCTATACTATGTTATAACTAAGTATGATATAACTATCTCCATAAGGGTAAGTATTACTTACCTTAATATAATATAGGAGATAGAATATGTTTAAACGTATGTTTCAAAAACTACAAAAAAATCAGCAACGCAGAGCCGACTATTGGATTCTTATGAATCTAAGTGATAAGGAACTGCACGATATGGGGATCAGTCGTGGCGAAATCAGGCAAAAAGTCTACGGTTAATGCGGCTGGAAATTATACCAAGCCTACTTTGCGCAAGCGTTTGTTTGAGCGCATTAAGCGGGGAACCAAAGGCGGGAAGGCAGGTCAATGGTCTGCACGTAAAGCACAATTACTCGCCAGTGAATACAAAAAAGCGGGTGGGGGCTACAGATAGTGGCTCTCTCTAAATCTCAAAAGTCTTTAAAGAAATGGACTAAGCAAGATTGGCGAACTAAAAGTGGGAAGCCTAGTGCTAAAACTGGTGAGCGTTATTTACCTGCTAAGGCTATTGAGTCTCTTAGCAGCGGTGAGTATGCCGCTACAACCAGAGCTAAACGAGAAGGCACGAAGGCAGGTAAGCAGCATGTGGCTCAACCTAAAAGCATTGCAAAGAAAACCGCTAGATACAGGAGAACCTGATTATGGCCCATACTATTATTGATGACTATAAAGTATTTCCACGACTAATGATGTTAGTTGTAACTATTCTTACATATCAATCTGTACATTGGTATATGGCGTTACCTGATCCTACTAACGGACAAGCTGGTCTTGTATCTGTTTGTATGGGTGCACTAACAGGTTGCTTTGGTATTTGGATGAATAAAGAAGCAAAAACAGATAGAGGCAGTAAATGATTCAAGCATTTATTGGCCCAATAGCAAGTCTAGCAGGAACATGGTTAAATGGTAAAGTTGAAACTAAAGCTGCCGAAACTAAAGTTAAAGTTGCCAAAGCTGAAGCTGAAGCACAGATTATGCTCAGTCGGGCGACTAGTGAAGCAGACTGGGAAAAAATTATGGCTCAAGGTAGTCAGTCTTCGTGGAAAGACGAGTGGCTGACTATTTTATTTTCTATACCACTAATACTTGTATTTACAGGTGACTGGGGTAGAGAAGTAGTGCAGAATGGTTTTGTAGCGTTAGACAGTATGCCTCAGTGGTACAGCTATACATTAGGTGTAATTGTGGCTGCTTCATTTGGTGTACGTTCAGCTACTAGATTTTTTGGGAAGAAGTAATGACATTTAAGTTAAGCAGCAGAAGTATGAAAAAATTAAAAGGTGTAGACGAAGGTTTAGTTGCAGTCGTAAAGGATGCTATTGGTATTACAAAAGTAGACTTCGGTGTTACCTTTGGACTACGTACTTTGGAAGAACAAAAGAAATTATACGAATCTGGTAGATCACAGACTATGAAGTCTAAGCATCTTGAGGGTCGTGCTGTAGATCTAGTCGCATATTTTGGTTCAGACATTTCTTGGGAACTCAATGTCTATGATGATATTTGTGATGCTATGGCTGAGGCTGCTAGAAAAAACGATGTAGCAATTAAATGGGGTGCTGCATGGAGTGAAGGAGATATACGAGGATATGCGGGTACTGCAGAAGACGCAATGAACGCATACGTAGATCTCCGTAGGTCAGAAGGACGTAGACCCTTTATTGATGCCCCACATTTTGAAATGATGTAATATGGCTCGTGAATTAACAGAACGTCAACAAAAGTTTTTAGATGTACTTATGGATGAGGCAGGTGGCGATGTTACTATGGCTAAAAAACTTGCTGGGTATTCGCCCAATACACCTAACCGTGAAATAACTAATAGTCTTAAAGAAGAGATTATTGATGTAACACACAGCTACTTAGCACGTAATGTACCTAAAGCTGCAATGGCTATGGTTAGTGCTTTATATGATCCTACTGAGCTAGGTATTCGTGATAAGATGTCTGCAGCTAAAGAACTACTAGATCGTACTGGTTTAGTTAAAACTGAGAAGATGCAGGTAGAAGCTAAAGGTGGCGTTATGTTAATGCCAGCTAAACAAGCACAGGATGACGATGACTAAACCATTAGGACAATGGAAACTACCACAACCGACTGACCTACAAGAAGACAATGAATGGGTTCCTATTCCACGTGTAGCAAGAACAATACCATTTGGATATGAATTAGATCCAGAAGATGACGGAATACTCTTGCCAATTGATAACGAACTTGATATGCTTGTAAAAGCCAAGAAGTACTTAAAGCAGTACTCGTATCGTGAGGTTGCCAACTGGCTAACCCGAAACACTGGCAGAACCATATCTCACGTAGGATTAAAGAAACGGTTAGATAATGAGCGAAGAAGAAAAAACAAAGCTGGAAGCCTACGCAGATGGGCAGACTATGCGAAAAAGGCAGTCGCCAAAGCGGAAGAAATTGAACGCAACCGCATCGGGGCGAAAGCGCAAGACAACGATAACCAAGAAACAAACGCAGCCTGAACCAGCTAGAATAGTAGAACCTGAATTAGCACCTATAGAAGAACAGCATAATGTAATATTTAAACCTAATGCTGGACCACAAACAGACTTCTTAGCTGCAGGTGAACGTGAGGTACTCTATGGTGGCTCTGCAGGTGGTGGTAAGTCATATGCTATGTTGGCTGACCCATTACGCTTTATGGGGCACCCAGCTTTTTCAGGATTGCTGCTACGGCATACTACAGAAGAACTAAGGGAACTTATCTTTAAATCTCAAGAAATGTATCCCAAGATATGGCCCGGTATTAAGTGGTCAGAACGTAAGATGCAGTGGACTGCGCCCTCTGGTGCGAGGTTGTGGATGTCCTACTTAGATAAAGAAGATGATGTTCTGCGTTACCAAGGTCTGGCATTTAGTTGGATAGGCTTTGACGAACTTACTCAGTGGCCCTCGCCTTTTGCGTGGAACTACATGAGATCTCGTCTACGGTCCACTGCAACTGACTTGCCTGTATACATGAGAGCTACTACTAACCCCGGTGGTAGAGGACATCATTGGGTTAAAAAAATGTTTATTGACCCTGCACCTTATGGTAAAGCTTTTAATGCGACAGACATTGAAACAAATGAAGTATTATCTTATCCTGCTGGACATGCCAAAGCTGGTAAGCCTTTATTCAAACGTAGGTTTATACCTGCCCGTCTTTCCGATAATCCTTACCTAGCTGAACAGGGTGACTACGAAGCAATGCTTCTATCTTTACCTGAACAACAACGTAGACAGTTACTAGACGGTGATTGGGACATTAAAGAGGGTGCAGCATTTACAGAGTTTGATAGAAACATACATGTGATAGAACCTTTTAACATACCAAGTAATTGGGTAAAGTTTAGAGCATGTGACTATGGGTATGGAAGTAAATCGGGTGTAATATGGTTTGCAGTAGCTCCGAATGAACAATTGTATGTTTATAGAGAATTGTACGTAAGTAAAGTATTAGCTGCAGATTTAGCAGATATGGTGTTAGATTTAGAGGCTGAAGATGGAAATATTAAGTATGGCGTTCTTGATAGCTCTTTATGGCACAAGCGTGGTGATACTGGCCCGTCACTGGCTGAACAAATGATTCAACGTGGATGTCGTTGGCGTCCATCTGATAGATCTAAAGGCTCACGTGTAGCTGGTAAAAACGAAATACACAGACGGTTACAAGTTGACGAATTTACAGAAGAGCCTCGTATGGTGTTTTTTAATACTTGTACCAATATTGTTGCTCAACTACCTGCCTTACCACTCGACAAAAGAAACCCAGAGGATATTGACACTACCTCCGAAGATCACTTGTACGATGCTTTAAGGTATGGTATTATGTCAAGACCACGATTTAGTATATTTGATTATGATCCAAATGGTATGTCATCAGGTGGTATGCGAGTAGCAGATGCTACTTTTGGTTATTAACGGCACAGTCGTAATTACGCTTATGGCGAAGGAAAAATAAATGGAAGAAGATACAGAAGGCTTTATTGAAGATGATGCTATCGTTTTAGAAGATAGTGAAGATTCTACAGTAGACGATGCACAGACTGCTAATATTATTCCGTTTATTATGGAAAAATATAATCGTGCAGAAGATTATAGACAGCAAGATGAAGACCGTTGGTTACGTGCTTATCGTAACTATCGTGGTATCTATGGTCCAGATGTGCAGTTTACAGAAGCTGAGAAATCACGTGTCTTTATAAAGATCACTAAAACTAAAACTCTTGCTGCCTATGGTCAGATTGTAGATGTATTATTTGCAGGGCAGAAGTTTCCTTTAACTGTTGATCCTACAGAATTGCCTGATGGTGTAGTTGAAGATGTATCCTTTGATCCAGCAGAACCTGATAATATTCGTGAAGATGGTAAAGATAAAATAATTAGTCCGTATGGATTTAAAGGTGATGGCATGGAGTTCCCAAAGGGTGCTACAGCTAAAACACTTAATGAAATGCTTAACCCTGAGTTACGGGATAAACTAGAGCCTATTAACAACCTAAAAGAGGGAGCAGGTAAAACGCCTAGCTCCTTTACGTTTAGTCCAGCAATGATTGCAGCTAAGAAGATGCAAAAGAAAATACAAGATCAACTAGAAGAATCTAGTGCTTCTAAACATCTACGTAGTACTGCATTTGAAATGGCATTATTTGGTACTGGCGTAATGAAAGGTCCGTTTGCTGTAGATAAAGAGTATCCTAATTGGGATGATGAAACTGGTGAATACTCTCCTGTATTTAAAACAATCCCACAAGTATCTCATGTATCTGTATGGAACTTTTATCCAGATCCAGATGCAAACAATATGGATGAAGCGCAGTATGTAATTGAGCGCCATAAATTATCTCGTTCACAAATGAGAGCACTAAAGAAACGCCCTTACTTTAGAAGCACTGTAATTGATGAAGCAATTCAACTAGGCGAAAACTATAACAAAGAATACTGGGAAGATGATTTATCAGACTATGCACCAGAGCATGGTGTAGAACGTTTTGAGGTACTTGAGTATTGGGGTACTGTAGATGTAGACATGCTTATGGATCAAGGTGTAGATATTCCTACAGAGATGCAGGATATTGATGAGTTACAAGCTAATGTATGGATATGTAATGGTAAGCTACTGCGTATGGTACTTAATCCATTTAAACCTGCACGTATTCCTTACATGGCAGTACCCTATGAGCTAAACCCATATTCATTCTTTGGTGTAGGTATTGCGGAAAATATGGACGATACACAAACATTAATGAATGGTTTCATGCGAATGGCTGTTGACAATGCTGTATTATCTGGTAATCTTTTAATTGAAGTTGATGAAACTAATTTAGTACCGGGTCAAGACCTATCAGTATATCCCGGCAAAGTATTTAGACGCCAAGGTGGTGCACCGGGGCAAGCCATCTTTGGAACTAAGTTTCCTAATGTTGCTGCAGAAAACTTGCAGCTATTTGATAAAGCAAGAGTATTAGCAGATGAGTCAACTGGATTTCCATCTTTCGCTCATGGTCAAACAGGGGTCAGTGGCGTGGGTCGTACTGCTTCTGGCATTTCTATGCTTATGGGTGCCGCACAAGGCGGTATAAAGAATGTAATCAAGAATGTAGATGATTATTTACTTCGTCCATTGGGTGAAGGTTTCTTTAGATTTAATATGCAGTTTGACTTTGACCCTGAGATTAAAGGTGATCTTGAAGTTAAAGCACGTGGCACTGAAAGCCTTATGGCTAATGAAGTACGCAGTCAACGTCTTATGCAGTTTATGCAAGTTGCTTCAAGTCCTGCTCTTGCACCTTTTGCTAAGTTTCAATATATCATTCGGGAAATTGCTAAGTCACTTGATCTTGATCCTGATAAAGTTACTAACGATATGTCTGAAGCAGCAATACAAGCTGAGATTATGAAAGAGTTTCAGCAACAACAACCTCAACAAGCTGGACCAGCAGGAGCTAACCCAGCAGATCCAACAGGTGCAGGTGGCGGTACTATAGGTACAGGTCAAGCACCAACCCCTAATGAACAAGGATTCAGTGGAAATGAACAAGGACAAGGAGCACCTCAAGAAGCTCAAGGGGCTGGTGAACAATCAGCAGCAATGGGGCCAGTTCAGTAATTACATAGATGAACTTATAGCGCAACAGCATCGTTCTATGGAACAAACAGACAATGATAAAGTTATGTATAGGTCACAAGGCGCTATATATCAGTTGCGTAGATTAAAACTATTAAGAGATGAAGTATTAAAGAATGGCTGATGTAGGAAAAAAGACAGGTAAACAAACACAAACAGGTAGAGATGTTTATGAAACACCTGAAGGTGAAATGGTATCTGAAAAATCTACAACTTTTGAATATAAAGATAAGTGGATTAATATTCCTACTATACATGGCGGCAAACAATACTCTGAAGATCAATTAATAAAACTGTTAGATAAAGGTTTGATAAAGCCTACTAGCATACACGATGAATTAGAAGAAGCTATTGAGGCTGCACAAAGCCGTAGTAATTCTCTTGAGTTTAATAAAGGTGGTACTCCTATGAAAGATCAAATGGAACTTTTTGAAGACGGTGGCCTCAAAGATGAGGGTGGCACAGTAGATGAAGTATCTGGAAATGAAGTTCCTGTAGGTGGAACTAAAAAAGGTGTACGTGATAACATTTCCGCTATGGTTAGTGAGGGTGAGTTTATATTCCCAGAAGATGTAACACGTTATATTGGACTTGACAAATTAATGCAGTTGCGTCAAGATGCTAAAATGGGTTTAAAGAAAATGGAAGCTATGGGCCAGATGGGTAATAGTGACGAAGCTACTATAGACGATGATATGCCTTTTGGAATGGCTGACCTTATTATTGTTGGTGGCCCAATGGAAGAACCACAAAAGAAATATAAAGGTGGCGTACTACATGCACAACAAGGTACATATGTAGGACAACAACAACCTGCTACAGGTATTGCTGGTTATCAGCCTTCTATGTATGCCAATCGTGCTCCTATTAATCCATATCAGTATCAAGCACCCGCTAGTGCATTTACACCACCCACATATCAAAATACACAAGTTGCACCTAGTCAGCCTACGTCAGGGTACATGCCTAAATTTGTTGGGCAGGGCGTAACTCGTAAAACTGTTACAGGTAGAGAAACACCTAGAGTAGAAGCAGAACAATTTGTAGAAGATATTTATCTTGACGTAAAGTACATTAATCGTGAAACTGGTGACATTAGAACATTTAAGTTTTATCAGGGTGAACCTATTAGTGAAATACCTGCAGGATATGTACCCTATGAAGAAGGACAAGATCCTGCTGAAGGTACAACGCCACCTGAAGGAGAAGTAACAGTACCCACAACACAAGTCACTCGTAGTGGTAGAGATGACGATCCTACACCTCCACCTCCACCATTTAATTGGGATGAAGCTACACCAGAAGCTATTGTAAATGAAGTTAATAAAATTCAAGGTCCAGCAGGTAGTGTAATGACAGGGCTTGCTGCGGTACTTAATCCTGCACTTGGTGCTATGGTTTATGCTGCAACTAAAGCAAACGAAAAACAGACTTTAACAAAACTAGATGAACTATTAAAGGATAAAGCTTTTGTTAAAAAAATGTCAGATGCGGGACAATTAAAAAAGTTAAGAGATTCCCTTACTGGACTTGAAGAAAAAACTAAAGGTAAAGGTAAAGGTATTGTTGATATAGATTTATTAGGTATTCTTGGTTCTGCTGTTAAAGGTGTAGCAAAAGCATTAGGCTTAACGCCAGAAGAAGAAAAAGAAGTTATAAAAAATAGTGTCAGTGATGCTGCAGGTATTGCTCCACCTAAAAGACCAGACCAAAAAGGTGAAGAACCTACTATTACTATTTTAGATAAAACTTCAGTACAAGAAGGTATAGACTATGTACAGTCTGGCTATGAAGAAGCTGCTTTTGGTGATACTAGCGTACTGGGCGAAACTTCTGTAGTTTCTCCAGAAACAACTAAAACGCTTACTACTGAAGAAATTGCACGTATAGTTGCGGGAACTCCTGAAGAACCAAATGCTACAGAAACAGCTTCTGTTATAATTCAAAAAACATTAGATGCGGCTAAAAGTGGTGTAACAACAGAAGCTCCTATTGATCCAATTATAGCTGCTGCAAGAAGGTCTGCAGAACAAGGTGCCGCTGCATTTAGGGCGTTGCAAGATCAACCACCAGAAGAAGAAGATAGTGCAGATCCTTTATCAATGGCTCAAGCTGCTATGAAGGCTATGACTAGGGACAGACAAGAACAAAGAGAAGCAGCCTTTGAACCTGAATTTTTAGAAGGTTTAGGCGGTCCGTCTCTTGGTTTTGAGGCTGGTCAAGTTGATCCCGCATTGGCGGCAGCAGTCACAAGTCAACCACAAACACCTACAGTAACTACACCTGCAGTAACTACGCCTGCGCCTACTGTAACTACAGCACCTAGACGAGCGGCTAGAGACGATGATTACTCTGCATCCGATATGATGCGAGATATGCAAAGTAGGCAGACTCAAGCTGCAAGTGTTGCTAAAAGTGAAGGTGTATCTGCACCAACATCAGGGGGTGCTCGTAGTGTAAGTACGCCAACAGGAAATGTAGAAACTTACGCATCTAAAGTACAAAGAGGTGGTGGTTTTAGTAAAGGTGGTTTAGCAAGTAAACCTAAACCTAAAAAGAAGGCTACCTCAAAAAAACGTGGTTTAGCAGCACGTAAGTAATCTGCTACATTTGTCTGGCTACTCATCCCCCTACCAACACTAGGCTACGGTGGCCCCAGAAAAGGAACTAAAAATGTCCGATACAATTATGTCTGAAGAAATGAAAGCACCAACAAAAGTAGCGTTTGCTAATCGTAAATATAGTAATGATGAAAAACGCAAGATGGAAGAAGAAGAATTAGAACAACTTATTGCAGAACAAAAAGGTGAAAGCGTAAAGGAACCACAAGAAGCTGAACCAGCTAATGCAGAAGAAAAAAGTTTTAAAAAACGTTATGGTGACTTGCGCCGACATATGCAAGAAAAAGAAAAAGAATGGGCCGATAAGTTTAATACTATTGAAACACAACTTAAACAAGTCTCCCAAAAAGAAATTAAGTTACCTAAGTCTGATGAAGACATTGAAGCATGGGCAAAAAAATATCCTGACGTAGCAGCCATTGTAGAAACAATTGCAATTAAAAAGGCTAAAGAACAATCTGCAGGACTAGAAGATCGTGTAAAAGAAATTGATGAAATGAGAGCTGCAGCTTCTCGTGAAAAAGCAGAAGCAGAATTAATGGCGGCACACCCAGACTTTGGTGAAATACGTAATAGTGATGAGTTTCACGAATGGGCAGAGGAACAGCCTAAGTGGGTACAAGATGCACTATACGAAAATGATAATGATGCACGTTCAGCAAGTAGAGCAATTGACCTTTACAAATCTGATAAAAACATTAGAACTAAGAAACCTTCTAATAGTAAAGATGCTGCACGTTCAGTAAATACCCGTAATAGCAGAAGTCAACCAGATACTAATAGTACTGGTGATACATTTAGAGAAAGTGATGTAGCTAAAATGTCACCTCAACAATATGAAAAAATGTCAGACGCTATTATGGAATCTATTCGTACTGGTAAATTTGTTTATGATATGTCTGGCTCTGCTAGATAAAGGTATTGACATATAGAATATTTATGATATAACTATATGTACAATGGATAGTGCGGCCCTGTTAGGTACTAACTACAGTTACCCGCACTATTAATTAACTAAACTTCCGCAAACAACAATACACGCTTTCGGACAACCTAATGTCTCGTGGCCCGTTATACTAGAAGGTCGGCCAACTTTCTAATAAACGCACCCTAGTAGAATTAGCCTCTGTTTAAGTCATTGGTCGTTTGCATCTGTGATATTATGCTAAGGAGAATTAAAATGGCATTTTCATCCGCTGCTGGTTATGGTAACTTACCTAACGGTAATTTCTCACCAGTTATTTATAGCAAACAGGTGCAACTTGCGTTCCGCAAAGCATCTGTCTGTGAAGCAATTACTAACTCTGATTATTTCGGAGAAATTGCTACAATGGGCGACTCAGTTAAAATTATTAAAGAACCTGAGATCACTGTTAAAGCATATGAGCGTGGTACAACTATTACACCACAGGATCTTGACGATGAAGATTTTTCATTGACAATTGATAAAGCTAACTACTTTGCCTTCAAGGTCGATGATATTGAGGAAGCCCATAGTCACGTCAATTTCCAAAGCCTTGCAAGTGATCGTGCGGCTTATCGTTTGTCAGATCAGTTTGACCAAGACGTTCTTGGCTATCTTACTGGCTTCAAACAATCTGCTTTGCATGGTACACCAGATACAGTAAACACTACTGTAAATGGAACTAAAGCAGTATCAACTGCAGGTTCAGACGAATTGTTGTCTTCAATGAAAATTGATGCAGCAGACTTCGGTGGTTCAGCAGGTGATGCTTTGGCATTGCAGCCACGTACAGGTGGAGCAACTGACTCAACTCCTGCCGTTGGTGATACTTTCCCATTGACAGTTATTGCACGTATGTCACGTTTGTTGGATCAACAAAATGTGGATACTCAAGGCCGTTGGTTGGTAGTAGACCCTGTATTTATGGAGTTATTGAAAGACGAAGACTCACGTTTGTTTAACGCTGACTTTGGTGGTTCTGGATTGCAGAATGGTCAAATCGGAACAAACATTCATGGTTTCCGTGTATACACTTCAAACAATCTGCCATCAGTAGGTACTGGTCCTTCTTTCACAGGAACAAACTCATCTACTAACTATGGTATGATTGTTGCAGGACACGATTCAGCCGTTGCAACTGCAGAGCAGATCAACAAAACTGAAACATATCGTGATCCAGATTCATTCGCTGACATTGTTCGGGGTATGCATCTATATGGTCGCAAGATCCTTCGTCCAGAAGCTCTTGTGAACGCTAAGTATCACTTGGCATAAGGGAGGATTGAAACATGGCTAACATTACTTCACTTCTAAAGGCAGCGTCTGGTAACTCTCAGCGTGGTCGTAACCCTTACATGGTCGAGAATACTCTTGACATCGTAGCTACAACTATTGATCCGTCTTCTGCGGATTCAGTTCAAGCTATCACTATTCCTGCTGGTCACAAAGTTATGGCTTGTGGTCTTGAAGTTGTTGAATCAGCAACTATGAACACAGGTACAGATGCTACAGTAACTGTAGGTTTTGTAGGTGGTGATGTTGACGAGTTTGTTGCATCATTTGACATCGACGGTGCTGCTGATGGTGCTTATGCTCCAAGTGTTTCTATTACTGGAGACACTGTATCTGCGTCTGATGATACCATTGACGTAATCTTTGGTGGAACAGGTGCTTCGTTTACTGCAGGTAAACTTCGTGTTTATGCGGTAATGATGGACGTAAGTTCACAAGGTGACACTGCTGCTAATGAAGTAGATCGTGACGCACTTGCATAATTAAAATACTGGGTGGGCTGCTTACTTGTGGCCCACCTATACTTGTATATAAAGGAACCAAATCATGGCTATTACAACTGCAATGTGCAACAGTTTTAAACAAGAGTTACTTGGTGGTATCCATGACTTAGATACCGACAGTATTAAACTTGCACTAATTAAAGCATCTCCTTCGGGAACATATAATGCTTCTACAACTAACTATTCAGATGTTACAGGTAACTCTGACGAAGCATCAGGAACAAACTATAGCGCAGGTGGTCAAGTATTAGACTCTGCAACAATTAGTTTATCTGGATCTACAGCTATTGTAGATTTTGCGGATGAAGTATTTGCAGATGTTACAACCTCAGCAGACGGTTGTATTATCTATAATGCAGGTCAGTCAAATAAAGCTATTGCTGTAATTGATTTTGGTGGTACGGTAAGTGCTACTGCAGGTGATCTTACTATTGAGTTCCCTGCTGCAGATGCTTCTAATGCGGTTATTCGTATCGCATAAATATGTCTTTTTATGACTCCTCTGATGCACTTTATGGCATAGGTACATACGGTTCTGCTAGATACGGAATTGTACAACCTAATATCGCATTAGTAGGAGTTTCTGCCACTGGTACTATTGAATCTGTAAGTGCTGGTGGTTTTGAAATTGATGTATCTGAAAGACTTAATAGTGTATCTGTTACAGGCGCAATAAGCACTGTTACGGTTAATGTACTAGAGTCACTAAACAGTGTATCAGTTATAGGTACAATTAATACTGTAGCCATTAGTAACACTGTAACATTAACAGGTGTTGAAGCTACAGGTGCAGTAAATACTGTAGAAGAAAAACCTACAGAAGTTCTTAATAGTGTAAGTGCCACAAGCTTTGTGGGTACTGTTGAACCTAAGATTACTGTAAAAATATCTGGGGTATCTGCTACAGGTACAGTAAATACACTAGAAGAAAAAGTAGATGAAGCATTAACTAGTGTATTAGCAACGGGTGCAATAGGTTCTGTATCTGTAAATATCCAAGAAGATATTACAGGTGTAAGTGCTACAGGTTCTATTGGTACAGTACAACCAATTGTTAGTTTTTCTGTAAGTTTAGTTGGTGTTCAAGGTACTACAACACTTGGCGAGATAGAAGCACAAACAACAGAAGACATTACTGGTGTAAGTGCTACAGGTGCAGTGACTGGTGTAACTGTACATGTACTACAGCCTTTAACTGCAGTACCAGCTACAAGTTCATTAGGTACAATAACTACAACTGCAGTGGTATTTGACTTCCAAGCTGTAAGAGAGCAGTACAGCCGTAGACGTACAGTATATATAGCAGAGGCAGCGTAATGTCTACTTCAGCATCCAGAACTGTACGTATACCTGATGAGAATAGATTGGTATTTGTTTCTGCCTTTGACACAAATAGGACAGTAAGAATACCACAAGAGAATAGAATAGTTTTTGTAGAACGGCAACAAACATCTGCAGAACGAACTGTATATGCAACTGAGGATTAAACATGAGTTTTCGTTGGCCTAATAAAGACCCTGATGAACAACTAGATTACAGTGTAGATTGGTCACGTTTTCTTGGTAGTGCTACTATTAGTACTGTTACATGGTCTGTAAAGAGTACGGCTTATAGTACTAAAACTACACTAGGCGCAGGACAAACACTTACTGTTGCCTCAAGTTCTGCAACTACTGATGATATACAGAATGTATCACAAACTAATACTACTACTGTAGCCACTATTAATATTGGTGGTGGTACAAATAACATTGAATATACTTTTTTCTGTAACATGATTGACAGCACAGGTAGCCAAGCAGAACGCAGTATTAAGTTACGGGTAAAGGAACGTTAAATGGCTTATGATTATCTTGGTCTAGTAAATGACGTAAACCGTAGACTTAATGAGGTAGAGCTTACCACTAGTAACTTTGCTGCCGCTACTGGTGAGTACAGTATGATTAAAGATGCAGTAAACTCTGCTATTCGTTATCTTAATCAACATGAATACGAATGGCCTTTTAATCATGTAGAAGCAGAAGAAACATTAACTGCTGGTACAGTACGTTATGCATATCCTGCAGATGCTAAAACTATTGATATGGATAGTTTTCGTATTAAACGTGACGATACTTTAGGTAATGATACTAAACGTTTAAAAGTTATTACGTATGAAGAGTATTTAGACAAGTATGTAGATGCGGAATATAGTACATCAGATAATCGTAGAGCATTACCTGACTATGTATTTCGTACACCTAGTTTAGAGTTTGGTTTTGTTCCTGCACCAGATAAAGCATATACTGTTGTGTACGAGTATTATAGACTTCCTGTAGATCTTATTAATGCTACAGATGTACCCACAATACCAGAACAGTTTAGATATATTTTACTAGATGGTGCAATGCACTATGCATATATGTTTAGAGGGGAAACGCAAGAGTCTTCTATTATGCAACAACGTTTTGTAGATGAAATTAAAAACATGCGTAGCTTGTATATTAATAGATATGATTATGTTAGATCAACTGTAATAGATCGTAACCGTATTGCAGTCAGTTCATTTAGAGCAAACTAATACATGCCATCAACTCGTCAAACATACCCTATAGAATTTAAGGGTGGACTTGTTACTAATATGAGTCCTTTGCAACAAGGTATTAACGCACCGGGATCTGCAAGAACTCTTAGAAACTTTGAGCCATCTATTGAGGGTGGTTACAGACGTATCTTAGGTTATACAAAATACAATAGTAGTATTATCCCACCATACGGTGCTCCTGTTGTACATGGTGCTAGTCAGTCTGGTACTACACTTATTATAGGTAATATACACCAGACACCAGAAGCAGGTGATACACTTACAGTAGCTGGGGTTACAGGTACATACACTATTGCATCTGGTGGTGTATCATACGATGCTACAAATAACAGAGCTACACTAACACTTACAGGTGCTTTAGATAGTTCTCCTGCTAATGCTGCAGCAGTTACGTTTGCTACAACTACTAGTAAATATCTTGCTTTAGGTTGTGGTGTATTTTTAGATAGAGTTATTGTAGCAAGAAATGACGATCTTTTTAAAGTATCCTCTAGTGCAGTAACGCATATTAATGTACCTAACTATGGTACTGTACTTGTAGATGGTGCATCACAAACTGGCTCAAGTCTTGTTGTAGATGGCTTAACTGCAGCCCCACAAGCAGGTGATGTATTTAAAATTGCTGGTGTAGATCTTGTATATACTGTAACTGCAGATGCAACTGTAAGCTCTGGTGGAGCTACTGTAGCAATAAACCCTGCATTAGCTAGTTCACCTGCAGATGATGCAGCAATAACTTTCTTGAGTACGTCAAGAGAAAGTGCTGGTAAAACAAGATTTTCTAGGTATAACTATACAGGCACAGAAAAAATTGCCATAGTAGATGGTACTAATGTTCCTGCACTGTATGACAACAGTACGTTTACTGCACTTAACGATGCCCCTACGGATGTTAATGGTGCAAGTTTTGTAGTCAATTTTAAAAACCAACTATTCTTTGGTAAAAGCAACTTATTAACTTTTACTGCCCCATACACAGATAATGACTTTACAGCAGCTAATGGTTCTGGTACAATCTCTTTAGGAGCCGTGATTACAGGACTGATTGTTTTTAGACAACAATTAATTATCTTTACTGAGTCTGCTATATTCCAATTAGTTGGTAATACAATAGCAGACTTTCAGTTACAACCAGTTACTTTAGATATTGGTTGCGTAGATACAGACACTATCCAAGAGGTGGGTGGTGATGTGATGTTCTTAGGACCAGATGGTCTTAGGTTATTAAGTGCAACAGATCGTATTGGTGACTTTGGTCTTGCTGTCGTATCTAAAACAATACAGAAAGAAGTAACAAGTTTTATTACTGCTAATACTTCTTTTGCTAGTGTAGTTATTCGTAATAAATCTCAGTATAGAATACTAGGATATAATACAAACATTACACAAGAAAATGCTCAAGGTATTCTTGGTACACAGTTTTCTGGTCAAGGTGGTGAAGGAATGGCTTGGGGTGAGCTACGTGGCATTAGAGCTTACGTAGCTGACAGTAGGTTCTATCAAAATACAGAAACAATTGTCTTTGCTAATGATGATGGTTATTTGTATCAAATGGAAGATGGTAATAGTTTTGATAGTTTAAATATACAAACTACATTTGCTACACCGTTTATGCCCATTAATGATCCAAGAGTACGTAAGACTTTTTACAAAGCATTTCTTTATACAGATCCACAAGGTAGTGTATCATTTGATATGAGTCTTAAACTAGACTTTGACCAACGTAATAGTATACAGCCTACACAGATAAATTTTGATAACGACACAGGTGAGGTTGCTTTTTATGGCTCTGCGGTATTTGGATCTTCTGCAGTATATAGTAATAAACTAGTAACTCTTTTTGAAACACAACTAATAGGATCAGGCTTTACAGCGTCTATACAATTTGAATCAGATAGTACAGACCCACCATTTTCACTTGATGCTATCACTTTAGAATTTGGTACAAACACGAGAAGGTAAACCAAAATGGGAACAGGTTACACTAGGAATGACACATCTAATAACATTGCTGATGGCAACATTATCAATGCTGCAGACTTAGATGGTGAATTTGACGCAATTGAAAGTGCAATGGGCACAAGTGGTCACACACATGATGGCACATCTGCAGAAGGTGGGCCTGTTACTGTATTGGGTCCAGTTCAAGACTTTGTAGCAAGTGCAACTGAGATTAAACCTAAGACTACTAATACATTAGATATTGGAACAAGTGGTCTTTTGTTTAAGGATATGTTTCTTGATGGTGTAGCAACAGTAGGTAGTATTAAAATTGACAATGCTGGTACTATTGGATCTGCTTCTGATGCAGATGCAATTGCTATTTCTTCTGGTGGTGTTGTTTCCTTTTCACAAAACACCATTGGTAAGACAGGCTCTGGTTATGTGCTTTCGTTGCAAACATCAGACACTACTATTGAAGCAACTAATGTATTAGGTAAGATTGAGTTTAGTGCTCCTGATGAAGCTAGTGGTACAGATGCCATACTTGTTGGTGCATCTATTGAGGCATTAGCAGAAGATACATTTGATAGTTCTACTAACTCTACTGCCCTTGTATTTAAAACTAATACTACTGGTGCAGCTACAGAACGTATGCGTCTAACAAGTGCAGGTGATCTACACTTCTTGGATGATCGCAAAGCCATCTTTGGCGCTGGGTCTGACCTACAGATTTATAGCGATGGGACAAACAGTTGGATTGAGGAACACGGTGGTGGTGATCTATACA